GTGTTTGATACAGTTCCACTTACAGTTGGGTGGTTAGTTGCAAATAATGCAGAACCATCACCTGAAGTGAATGTACCGAAACCATTAATTAAAGGGCTTACCGCTTTAACTTGTTTAGTGTTCGCCATAGATCTAGCTAATGCTTTTGTATATCTACTAGCAAGTCTGTCATACAAGTTATCCTCAATAGCTTCTTCAGTAATTGCAAAAGCAAGAGCCACAGTTTCATGTGTGTATCTTGCAGTGAAAGTTTCTTGAGCATTGTCAAAAACAACTCCACTTCCTTCTGCTTTAGTCTGAGCTTGAGCAAAACCTGATAACATAACTTCTTCTTCAAACGCTCTGTCTGAAGATTCAGTAGTATAGATTTCAGCATGCTGATTCTCGTAACGTTTATATTCAAGTCCAAATAGTGCATTTAGACCTGGTTCTAGTTCTTTAACTAGTTGTCCTCTACTTATGGCCATTATACTCCTACCGTTCCTTTCAAGAAGTGCTCGTTAATCATAACTACCAAATTAACATTAGCAGAACCTGCTGTGCTATTATTTGGATCGTTTGATATTGCAAGTACTCTTAGTTGTGCTGTTGCAGTTTTTAGATCAGAGTGATCTAATTCTACTTTTGATANNTAGTCTGGTGAACTACCAGCTGCNTATACAATGTCAGCATTCATTCCGACGTCTGCTGCTGCAGTTGCGCCGTCTGATTGTATTTCAAACCTTTCGTAAGGGTCGTCAGAAACGAATCCTACGATATCTGTTGCAGTGTTACTTGCATTCAGATGGTTCGCCCATGTTGGTTTACTAGTAGAAGCGTCAGTATAGAAAACACCATTTAGTGATCCTAATAACGTATCTGTAGCTGCTGCAACTGTAATTGTACCAGTGGCTGCCATTTCGACAGGGTCCCATTGATAAATAGCAGTCGCGCTTGCCGCAATACTATATTCGGATAAACCTTGGTTGTCTCTATTCTGGCCAACTTTACCTATAGCTTTTAAACCAAAAGCTGCGTCTGTGTTTGCCATTATATTTTCTCCTTATGTGAGCTACCCTTGCGGGCCTCCACTCACGGGTTAGTTTATCCAGTGGTCTTAGTAATCGTTAAAAAATTAACTTTTCTTTGAACCACCGAAGGTTACACGAGTCTGTCGATCAATATTGATCGGCATACTTGGATGCTGTTCCTTCATAAGATCGTTGTCTACTGCTTCAACGTTGTCCTGACCTTGTTTAACATAATAGTCAGTTCGTTGTTCTGCAATCTCTTCCGGTACCCTAGCCAGCACTAGGCCTCCTACTCCGATTACCCCTTTGTATTTTCCATCATCCACAATTGGAAATTCAGAATCTGGATATTCATCAGCTCTTACAAGCTCGTATCCGGATCTAAGTCTTCCTGCAACGTTTTTAGTGTCTTGGAATCCCATAGATTCTACTCTGATCCATCTGTGTTTAAAACCTGTTGGTGCAGGGGGTGCATCTAAAGATGAAGGTGGAGTCCAAACTTTTTTCTTTTGAGTTTTTTCTCTTGTTTGACTCGCACGGGATGCTCTTTTGTCATTATTATTTTCCATATGCTTATGCCTCCTTCGTGATTTTTAATTGTTTCGCATATTCTTCTAGTGGCACACCTAATTTTTTAGCGATTGCTACCTGTGATGATGTGAGTCTCACAGTCTTGCGACCAGTGTTTGTACTTCGCTTCGCACTAGCTACTGTTTGTACGGGTTTGGTCGTTTCCCCTTTATCTGATGTATTTGTATCAAATTTGTGGGGGAATTCAAGTCTTATTCTTTTATCTATTTCAGAATAGTACTCATCAGATTGAGGATCATAACCTTCTTCCTCTGTAAGCTTCTTATGTAGATCAAAAGCNGTATAAGTCATAGCATTATCTTGACCAAACCAAGCATTTCTAGATGCCCATGTTTCAGCCTTAGGATCTGGTGTTCCCTGTGCCGCTTGCTGTCTATTTAAGTTTATATTAGAACTTTTAACTTCTTTAGCTCTATTAGCTTTATACTGTTCTTGAGCAACTATAGTTTCTTTAAGTTTAGCATTTTTATAACTTAACTCAGAGATTGCAGTTTGAGCTTCAACTTCAGCATTTATATCTCCAGCTTCTCTTGCTGCTGCAAGTTTTGCTTTTGCTGCTTGAAGACCATTAACAACACTTTCTTCAGCGTTTTTAAAAAACTCTGGTTCAAACTTTGAGATTTTTGCTTCAGCTGCTTCTTTTGCTTTTATTTGAGATTGAGCATAACTTAAAGCTTCATCTTTTTGTCTCTCAGCTTCTCTCCATTTGTGAGTAAGTTTAGCTATTCTTCTTTGTACTCCATCAGAATACTTTTCTAATTCTTGTTCTTTATCATCTTTTTCAGAATCTTCTTTCTTATCTTCTAATTTAATTTCTCTTTCATTTTCAAAAGTTTTATCTTCACCTTCTTTTTCTTCTACAACAGGTCTTACTGTTGGTTCTTCTTTTACTTCTGGTTGTTCAATTTCTGTTGAATTATTTTCTTCAGGAATATCAACATCCATTTCTGGACCAGATGTATCTATATCTACTTTATTATCTATTGGCATAGTTTATCTCCTTCTATGATTAATATTGATGAAGTATATCTTCAGGGTTATCAATGGTTGCTAAAACTTCATCATCATTTAGCATTCTTATTTCCCCACCATCTATTTGGATTCTTGATCCTGCATATCTTGCAAAGATAACCCAGTCACCTTTTTTACACCAAGGGCCTTCTGGAAATTTTTCTTTATCATAACAGTGTGGACCCATTTCAAGAACTAAACCACAAGTAGATCCTACTTGTTGTTTTTCTAAAGTTTCTTGTCCAAGATATAATCCACCTTTAGTTTTCTCCTTCATTTTAAAAGGAAGAACAACTAATCTCCATCCAGTTGGTCTAGGTAATTTATTTGATTCTTTTGTTTTAAGACGTTCGTAACCGTCTATTTCTTTTTGATTGTCTTCTTCGTATTTATTTAATAGTGCCGATTTAACTTTCGGTTCTTCCGAAGTCGATGACGTTTTCTCTTTCAGTATCATTTTTTTGCTCCTTTGGTTCTAGCAGGTTAGAGATTTCCTGAGATATTTTTAAATAGGCATGTGCCTGTCCCATCATATACTTGTATTTTTCCATATTGTCAATAGCACCACCTATCATGGCATCTGCTATATCTTGATAAGACTCTTTAAGATGTTTTTGTACTTTATGAATTACTACTGTTTCTTCGTTTAACATTTTTCTTTCTCCTTTTGTTTAATAAATTTACTCTTGAATGCCAACACCATTCGGTCATTCTTATAGCACCTGTTTCAACAAATGCAACGGCATCATCTAAAAAACCAAAAAATCTATATACTAATCTATCTAGCATTTCCAACGTCTTCTAGCTTGTCTAATTCTAGAATTAGGATCGTTTCTAGTTTTAGCAGAAGATCGTTTAAGTTGTCCAAGTGATCTTGCACAATATGACTTTCTTCTTTTTGCTGCAGCTGAACCTTTTTTAACTTTACCGGTTACGGCTGTTTTTAATTTTGATCCAGGGTTTGCTCTTCTATAAGCAGCTACCCCTTTGGCTGTCATTCCAGCACCTGATTTTGTTTTTCTATAATTTGCACCCTTACCTGTAGTAGTTTTTCTAATAGGGTTTTCTTTTTTTCTCATTAGATTTTTTGCATCTCTGGGTTTTTTGATAACATATTAGTTTCTGCTCTAGGTCTAGCATTAGAGTCTTTACTTCTTTTTCTAAGTTGAGCAATAGCAGATTCTTTTAATTGCTTTTGTCTTCTTAATTCTTTTAAATCTTTTTCTAAATTCATTATACAAATGTTTTTACGTTTTTTGGTTTACCACCAGGATTACCTGCAGCTCGTTTTCTTTTGACAGCACTCGCCTTTTGCGACTTTGTCATCCGTGTGGCTTTTGCAAGTGGGACGCATTTTGGATATTTCCTTTTGCTCCCCTTGCTTCTCCCGCATGGTTGATACTTCCCTTTTTTCTTCGGTGCTCCAATGTCTACCCATTTCTCTGATACCCATTTTCTTAATCCACCTTCCGAATAATAAGAACGCATTATTTTCTTTTTTTAGTTTTTTTCTTTTTACCACCTGGTTTTATTTTACCAGAACATACAGCTGAACCATACATGTTTGCGTACGCCGAAGGGTATACTTTGAATTTTCTCTTGGCAGCTGCTTTGCCTTTTGCACAAAGCTTTGCCATTATGTTCTAACCATTTTAGCCATAGGTGATTTTTCACCTGGCTTCTTTTTCTTTTTACCTTTAGCCATTAAGATTTTTTTCTTTAATGCTTCTGGTAAAGTTTGTTGTGCCTTAGTTAAAGTTGGACCACCTTTATTGTAATAGTTTCTCATTATTTTTTTCCTCCGTTTCTAAATATTTGCGTTCCCTTTATACCATATATGCTCGCCACTACAAGGATCCA